GAGAGGATCATTGTGACCGGCTCGGTCAGCTTGGGGCCCTCGAGCTCGCGAATCATTTTCGCACGCCCAGTGAGAGGTCTTTTGTCGCGAGCCATCCCGGGCACGGCGAAAAGACGGTCCCCCGCATAGACGGGTTCCTTGCCTGTGGCCATTATTGACGGCAGCCCAGTGTGTGTAGCAATCCATCCCGTAATCGGCATTATTTTGTGCTTTCCGTCATAATGGTTTTATCGGTTCATTCGGTCATAGTCTACTATGGCTGACGTTGCCTCTACTTGCATGCGGCCAACGAGATCATTGTCCACGTCTCGAATTTCGAGCACGTCGGGGCCGAGCGCACGATTCTCCAGAAGGCTGATCAGCTTGTCCATTTTCTCCCACTGGGCTGACGTGAAAACGGGCTCCGGGCGGCCAGTCTTGTTTTCGATTGTTGAGAGACCGGGCTGCAGGAATCCACCATTATCGTAACGGAGATTCCCCGCGGACGGCCCACCATAAATCGGAACCTCACGCACCGGGATACCGAAAGTCGGCGCCTCAACCATCATCCCATTACCGGAGGCAATAGCAACGTGGTGGGCCGGGTATCCCCAGAAAAGAAGCGTTCCAGGGACCATAGGGTTACCGGGCGATGACATTGCCTGATAGCCGGCCGCCGTGAGACGCGGCACGTGAATACCCATAGCATTGAGCGCCCAATAGACAAGACCAGAACAGTCGAGTCCGCCGCCCGGGGAGACGCCTCCCCAAACATACGGTGTACCGATAGCGCGACGCGCCGTATTCACGAGGTCGCCGGCAGCGGCGCCAATAGCACCAATTCCGCCACCGAATCCGCTGACCACAGGCATGTGATCTTTAATCCAATCGCCGAGCGCGTCAATGGTTTTGTCCACGCCAGCTTTTCCGGCGTCAAAGAATGGTTTCGCCCCGTCGCCGCCCCATGAATCAAGGAGTTTGTGTACCGGGATTTTGACGACAGTCTCTACGGCTCCGATCGGGTCGGAGAATATCGAGGACACTGCATCGGCCGCACCAGTAATCCAATTAAGAGCAGCGGACGCACCTTTTGATACCGTTTCTTTGACAGGGTCCCAAATACCGCCGGGGGCGAATGCGGCATAGCCGGCGTCACCACCGGGGATCCTGTCCCCGTGTGCGGCGGCACGGTTCATTGCATTCACCATCGCTGGGCCGCCGACAGCTTTCACCCATTCTGGCCGCATGATTGCTTCTCCGCCGGAAAGCGCAAGCCGGCCACCACCGTCGGGTGATACGAAATGGTAAATGTCGCGGCCCGGAGAGTATCCGGGCAGAACACCACCTGACGCATAACCGCCAATCGTAGGAGCCTCAGGAAGACGAAGATCCAGAGAGAGTTTCTCCATCATCCCGTTTACGAGTTTCCGCAACCCATTATTGTAGACGGTGCCAATAACGAAATTAACAGGCTTGGCAGCGGCTTCCTTGATTTTGTCCCACGCCGTCCTAACACCATCTTTCATCGTGTTAGCGGCGGCCACGACCCTGTCCCAGGCGCTTGTAATTGCGGGAACAAGCGTGTTAGCAATCCAATCTTTAACGATTTGGATTTCGCCTTTCAGAATGTTCCACGCGGAGACGACCATGTTTTTCAGCCAGCTGGTCCACGAAACAACTGTGTTCCAGGCGGCACTGATCGTGGTGGCCGCACCTTGAATTATGGCGACTCCCATAGTGACCGCAGCGATGATGGACGCGAATACGAACGCGATGATTCCGCCCAGAATTTTCGCGCCCGTAGAGATTATTTCCCAGGCCACACTAATAACGGGTGCAGCGTAGGTTTGAATCCAATTCACCACAGGCTGCATGACGGCCCAAATACCATTCCATGTCGCCGATAGGGAACCCCACATAATAGACGCCGTGTCTTTAATGGCGTTGAATGCTCCGACCACCCACGGCCATGCAATATTGTAGATCCAGTCAACGACAGGTTGAATGGTGGCCCAAATACCGTTCCACGCCGCTGATATGGTGCCCCAAAGGGACGATGCGGTGTCTTTGATCGTGTTGAATGTGTCGACGACCCAGGGCCACGCCGTGTAGTAGATCCATTCTACAACGGGTTGCATAGCCGCTTGAATGGAGGTCCATGCGGCCTGAACCGTGCCCCAAAGACTAGACGCCGCATCCTTGATTGTATTGAATGTGTCGACCACCCAAGGCCAGGCGGTATTGTAGATCCACTCGACTACCGGTTGCATAGCCGCCTGAATGGCGGCCCATGCAATCTGAATATCAGACCACATGTTAGTGGCAGTGTCTTTAATCGCATTGAATGCGCCTACCACCCAAGGCCAAACCGTGTTGTAAATCCAATCCGCAACGGGCTGAATTGCGGTTTGAATGGCGGTCCATGCGATCTGAATATCGGCCCACATCATGCTGGCGGTGTCTTTAATGGCGTTGAACGCGCCGACTACCATGGGCCAAATGTCATTGTAGATTTGTGTGGCGACGGGCATGATTGCCGCCCAAATAGCGTCCCACGCCCACTGAATCGTGGACCATAGTGCGCTCACGCCCCAGCTAATGGCATCCCATGCCGTGGTGAGGTACAGGGCGGCGACGTTGACGATCCAATCGACGACGGGGCGGATTATGTCGCTGATTCCTTGCCAGGCTGCGACCATGCCGTTCCAGACGATCATTGCGCCCGCGGAAATTCCGTCCCAGGCGGCTTGCAACGCCGGCCAGGCGGTATTTACAATCCAATCAACGACGGCCTGAATGACGGGTTGCATTCCTTGCCATACGCTGACGATGCCGTTCCATACCCATTGGGCGCCGGCGACGATTCCGTCCCATGCCGCCTGGAGTGCGGGCCATGCGGTGCCTACGATCCAATCAATGACCGCTTGAATGACGGGTTGCATTCCTTGCCAGACGGATACCATGACGCCCCACATCCACTGGGCGCCTGCCACGATTCCGTCCCAGGCGACTTGCATGAGAGGCCATACGTTAGCGGCGAACCAATCGGCCACGACCCCGGCCGCCGTTTTGATTGCTTCCCAGCAGGAAATGACGACATTCCGGAATGTTTCGGAGTTCTGCCATGCCACCACAATGGCAGCAACTAGTGCCGCGATGGCGATCACGACGAGGCCGATTGGGTTGGCGTCCATTGCGGCGTTGAATGCCCACTGTGCCGCTGTTGAGGCGATTGTTGCAGTTTTGTGGAGGACCATCATTGCCGTGGCCCGCCCCCACGCAACCGCCTGCATCGTGATCTGCGTCGTTGCACGCGCGATATTCGACAGGAATTCGCCGGCGTACATGAGGTTGAGCTGCGCAGTCTCGACCACGTCTTTGACTTTCGCTACGGTCATTGCGTTAATGGCCGTGGTGACGCGGCCTGCGACACCGGCTACGCCTTCCATGTCGTTCAGCCATTGCTGCATTGAGGACATGACCATGACGGCTTTCCATGCCGTAAACGCAGCCGCGATACTGTAAACCGCCACTTTGCTATTGAGAATAGCGACGGTGAGACTTTCCATGAATTGGACGAGGCTACTGTTCGCGATGGTGCTGAGAGCGGTAGCAATGCCGGGGACGAGCGTCCCAACAATGAATTTGCCGAGCTCGACGAAACTGTTGCGCACGTTGGTGATGTATGAGATGATTCCGGAATCTTTGTCGAATCCGAAAATCGTCCCCGTGAAATCACCGGACATGAGCAAATCTTTAAGATTCTTCAACGACGGGACGAGCGTCTTGTTAATCCATTCCCCAGCGGCGGCGGCAGCGTCACGCATGCGAAAAAGGAAATCAACGAAGCTTGAATCTTCCTCGAACGAGAAGATCGGGCCCGTGAAATCACCCTTGCGGATAATGTTGAAAGCATTCGTGATACTGGGGATGAATGAGTTACTGACCCAGTTGAATACTTTCTCGAACCCTTTGCTCATGGCGTCAAGGGACGCGGTAATCCATGGGAGTGCTTTTTCGGCTATTTCCTGCGCCCCGGTCACAAGGGTCGCTTTGAAATTCCCCCATGCGCCTTCGAGGGTTTTGGTGGATGTAGCGGCCTCAATGGCTACGTCCTCCATACCGAGGTCGAGGATTGCTTGGTTGAATTCCTCGGCGGTGATCTCGCCCTTTTCCATGGCTTCCCGGAAATTGCCGGTGTAGGCGCCATTCTTTTTCATGGCTTCCTGCAGTTTACCGGATGCGCCAGGAATGGCGTCGGAAAGTTGGTTCCAGTTCTCGGTGGTGAGTTTTCCGGCGCCCGCGGTCTGCGTCATGACGAGGCCGACCGTTTTGAACGTCTGCGCATTTCCGCCCGCGACAGCGTTCAGGTTACCGGCGGCCTCGGCGAGTTTATCGTAGCCTTTTACGCCGTTGGATGCGAGCTGCGCGGTAATGGACTGGATATCGTCGAGCTCGTAAATCGTGCGATCTGCGTAGGAGCGTGTGCTTTTTGTGAGTGCGTTGATTTCGTCCGCACTTTTACCGGCGAATGCGAGCGTTTGCTTGAATTTGATTGTGGCGTCGGCAGCATTGAATGCTTCCTTTGCGACGCCGCCGAACGCGACTGCAATGCCGCCGATTGCGAGTCCTCCGAGCGCAGCGCCGGCGACTTTTGCCACCGATTTGAATGCGCCACCGAGCCCGGACGTGATCTTTCTTTCAGCCGGCCCGGTGTCGACGTTGCCGATTTCGCTATTGATGCTTCGGGCGAGGCCTCGCACGGACGGCGTGATCTGAATCCATGCGGTCCCGAGATCATATCCGGCCATTGATACCTCTCCGAAATCATGTGTAGCGAAAATGGTTCACGCCAAACAAACAACATTTTCGTGTTCGTCTTGGCGTGAACCATTTTACACTATCCGATAGAAACGCGGGTCAGCTGCCGTATCGGGCGAGCCATTTCTCACCCTTAGCTTTCTGCGCCTTAGCATGCTTGCTTGACACTTTGGTGTTACCGGTTTCCCGGTATCCTTCAGCCGGCGGCTTCGGCGCTTCAGGCCATTTATCTTTCTTGACCCCATTGACGGCGAGCAGCGTGGTTTGAATGTTGTGTGCTGACATTATTGTGGCGGCTACTTCGTCGGACCAGTACCTGTCTCCGCCTCGTGCCCTGTCGAATGTTGACCCGGGCGGGAGGCCGCCGATGAGTGCCATTACCCGCCGTGGGGTTATTCTGCCTCGATATAGATCGAGAAGATCGGTACTGTAGTACCGTTGCAGATCGGCTTCTATCTCCCACCCATACTCGCGGAGTAGCGGTGGGAGAATAGTCAGTTTCCCGCGCCCACCTCGGACACGATTGACTGCATGAAATCGGTCACCGCGTCGATCGGAACACGCCCGTTCTCATCCTCCAGAGCAGAGTAAACCTCATCCTTGTGGTCGCCTACGATGAGGCGGAAAAGCGGGAACGGATTGCCGGCATCGAGGGCCTCGAATGCGCGGAAGTCCTCCAACGCCTCCGGAGGAATGTCAAACTCGATTCCCTCATAGTCCACGTGGATAGGGTCGCGCGTGGCCTCGGCCTTGGCGAGCCTATCAGCAGGCGCCTTAGCTCCGACGGCCTTAGCCTTGCTCTTCGTGGTCTTGTCAGACATAATGGGTTGTCCTCATGATTCTTTTATAAAGGGTGGGTTGTGTTTGTTTTGGATCTTCCCCGCTATTCCGCGACAACCCATCCGAAACACGAAATAGCGGGGAAGAATCATTCGTCAGGCCGGGAACAGGGCCTTGTGGTCGGAGTAGATAATGTAGTCGCCCAGCACGGAGAGGTTGTACTCGTAGCCGGTGATCTCAGCCTGCTGGAAAGTGATCTCGCCGCGCTCACCGAGCTCCAGACGTGGGAAAACGATACGAATCTGCGCACCCACGCCAGACACGTCGAAGAAATCGGCGACACCGCAGAGAAGCTTGACCTTACGGGAAGACTTGGCGGTAATCTTCACGCCTTTGGTGGCGCCACCGTCCTCAATCTTCTCACTAGTAGCGTCAAGATACCATGAGAGCGGGGCGAGCTTGGTCTCCAGGAGAGTGGCACTGAAAGTCGTCTCAGAGGAGTCGAGGAATGTCTTGACGACACCGTGGCCCTGGTGTCCCTTGATCTTGGTGACGGAGTCGTCAGAGGTGAGCTTGAACCCATCCTCGCTAATCCACCCAACGTTGGTGAGGCCGGTCACACCAGAGAGGTCCTGGGTAAGTGACGTAATCTTCTTGTCGAAATCGACCTCATAGTCACCCAGCCAGAGCGCGTCATTGTCGGACGAGAAAATGAGTGCATTGTCAGCGTTAACAGCCATTATTTTGTTTCACCTATGTGCTGTGATTGTTAATGTTGCAGTCGCCCTCGCCTGAGACGTGTCCGGATCGGGCATTTCTATCGGATAGGATGATTGTACCATCACTATACCATCCCGATAGTTCGGCATAGTGTGTGCCACATTCACGGCCTCGCACGCAATCTTCATTGCCTCACCCGACGACTGCGCATAAACATCAATCGTCTCCAACGCGGTACAGAGTGCTTTCTGCGTGACTCCAGTACCCCCTGTGGAGAGGACTCGGATGAATGCGGTGGGACGATCAGGACTCTCAGGCCTACGAGCCACGACCGGCACGCTCATGTGCGTGGACAAAAAGTCCATGAGCCGTTTCTTGATGTCCGGCACCATGGGGGCACGATCATATGTTGGGCTCATTTCCCGCCCCCACCCATTGTAAGGCCGATCGCACGCTCCAGTGTATGCTCTCTCATTTGCCTGCGCATTGCAGCAATGGTGCGTGCTCTGACGTAGCCGCGGGTTCGATTTCCGTGCGTCGTCTCGCCCTCGAATCCGCGCCCGGCGGCGTTGGCTACGCGCCCCGTCTCTAATGCTACGGTACGGGCTACGTCGGGGCCGCGCAGAAGATCAGCGACACCGTCACGGTTGAGCTGAAATTTTACTTTCGGCATTATTCGCTCACCTTATCTTCGTTGGCGCGAATTTGCACAACAATCCCCTTAGGATAAGGGGAGGGGCGGCCCTCGACACGGTATTCTATACCGTCTACAATAAGATGATCCTCCGCAGTCACATCTACTGTAGTATTTCGCCAGTAAAGGGCGGCGGGCACGGTGACGGGCATTGCCCCGGCACTGATCGGCTCAGTGGACGTGGCCGGCGCAAACACCGCGGGCGGCAAGGAAACGTTTTCCCACTGCCCCGGCACGGGGTTACCGTACTGGTCTTTTGATGCGGGGCCTCGCCTACGCCGCGTGACAGGCACATACCCTGAAAGCATCACGGTTCCTGACCACTAATCGCATTAATATCATCGATAAACTGATCGGTAGCGGACCGCACATCGTAATCCTGTAGGAGGTCCACCTCGAAAGCGCCACCAGAGCCCCCGAGAGCATCCTTTTCCTCGCGTTTCAGGTAGAGGCCGCCCTCGGGATTCTGATACGTGAACTGGTCGGAGAACGGCCCCGTCGTGTGCGATTCTGACGCGATAATCCCGTGGGGTTCGGAGTAGATTCCGCCGCCACTGTCTGTGACGCCGCCGATAGCATCTCCGCCTTGCATTGCGCGGCGCACTACAGCGCACGCTACACGCTTTCGCGTGCGAGGGGTAGCGGATTCCCAGCGAGGGCATTTCGACACGATGAGATCGGTCGCGTCAGCGAGGAGTACGTCGGCGCGAATGCGCTCATTGTATGAGAGTGCCCGCCATCTGGCCTCCAGGTCTTCGACCGTGGCGAACGGGATAATGTCGTCAGGAATCACTTTGCCGTCTTTCTAGGGCGGCCTCGTCCTCGACGAGGGGTAGGTGCCGGCGGGGCAGTGCGAGAGGAGGAAGAGGAAAAGGAGGGCTCGTCTGCCCCGCCGGCGTCATCATCCTCAGGGGTGATTTCAGTGTATTCGTCTCCGAGCATCACATTATGGTCGTCTGCGAGATGAATCACAATGTCGTGGTCTCGGTGCTTGTAGGATCGCATTTACGAAATCGCCCCTAAGAAAATTTTGTTTTGGATGGGTTGTGTTTTGTTTCTTTACGGCGATTTTATCAGGCGGCTTTAGTCTTAATCGTCGCGAACTTGTCCGAGAAAACGTACCAAGCGTACAGAATCTCGAGGCGCAGAGCAATCTGGTTTCGGCGCTTCAGGTCACCCTGGCCGTCCGGGTCACCGAAACGGATGATCTCGAGCGGCAGAGAACGCTGAATTCCCCAGCGAATACCGTCGACGAAGTCGCCGACAATGCCCTCGACATTGGTGGCGACGGTCGCCTCGGGCTTGCCGGCAACAGTGTTTCCAGCAGCGGCCGGAAGCCCCATGAAGTTATCAATGTCGACGCCGAGGCCGATCTGCGGGTAACGCGGCGTCCCCGAAGGAGAGCCGTCGGCATTCTTGGTCTGAAGGCTACCGAGAGCCCAAACCGCGGACGGGGCGAGGGCGAGACCGGTCGGCGTGATCGGCTTGGCATTGTCATTGATGAGCAGTCCGGCGGCCTGACGGATCACCTGGTCCATCTCCGTAGTGCCGATCTCAACACTCTTAGTGGTGGAGGTCAGGTAGTTGGTCCACGCGTCAATAACGGCGCCGGTCAGCGGGTTAACCCTGTGGTAAAGGCCGAGGTCGAGGGCGCGGGAGAGCGCCTCGCTGCCCTTCTGCGCGAGTTGATTGAGGACGTCAAGCTGATAATCCTCGTCAGCCCACTGCACCTCCTCGTTGAAACGCATAGTAACCTGAGCCTTGTGGGGCTTAGCGGTCACGTAACCGAATTCACCGGAGGTGGGCGCTTTCTCGGCGCCCTCGTCAACGAACTCGGCGCGGGGGAAATTATCGAAAGTGATAATGTCCACGTCGCCGAAGGTCATGGGGATTCCGCCATTGAGCTTGGCGACAGTGGAGAGGGTCTGGGTGCGAGTAATGATCCCGTCGGCGATCTGCCGAGGCATGAGGACCTTCGCCTTGCCTGAATCAAACACGGCCATTATGGTTGTTTCCGTTTCTTTCTAGTGTTTTGCTTTTTAGAATTGCGGGGGCGTTTAGTCGCCGGCGAAAACGTTTCGAGCGAACTCTGCAAGATTGCCGCCGTTATTGTCGGGTGTGGTCCCGGCCTGTGGCACCACGGGGGCGACGGACGGCTTGGCGTCGTGCAGTGCCTTGGCGATTGCGGCAGCATGAGCGTTGATTTCATCCTCGGTAGTTCCTCGGATCAAATCGGCGCTAATGCCGTGTTCTGCGGCCGCGTTGGCGGACCATTCGCGGACTTTAGCGGCGGTTTCAAAATCTGCAACCTTTGCCTTTAGGGCTTCGATTGTGGCATCCTTGTCGCCGATTGCCTTGGCGAGTTCGTCTCGTTCGTTGGCGGCGCGCCGGTTCTCTTTGGCGCGGTTCTCCCACTTCCGAGATTCACTCTTCCAGTCGATTTCAGGCTTACTAGCGGCGTTGTCCCCGTTCGTGGGGGTGTTGTCGTCGTTAGTGGCGCTATTGTCGGCTGGAGTGTCGCTGGCAGCATTGTCGCTCATTGGGCGTTTCCTATATTTTGACCGTGCGGTTATTGTAATGTTTCAGGCAACTATTTTCAGGCTTTGCAGCCATCTTCGTAGTCCCTTGTTTATGCATTGTAGCACAATCATTCAATTGGCCGGGTGCGCCATTGTGCGAGCTCCTCTTGGTGCGTGTCTATCCACGATGAGACGAGCTCACGGTGCCGTTTGCGACCTTTTTCAGTTTTGTGCCGGGCTGCGAGCGCGTATGCTTTTGCTGGCACTTCCCGTGACGTCGGGTCCCATGCGGGGACTGCGACACATTTGCAATTGTCGTGTGCTCCGAATGATGCGGTCCCCTGACTGCGGTAGTAGCATTCGTTCATTGTGAGCATGACACAGAAATTGCAGGCTTGTGGGTTGCGTGTTCGTCTTTCCCATCCCATTGCTTCGGGGTCGGCCCATGTCATGTCTGCGATTTGTGAGCGGGCGCCGTCGCTGACGTATCGGATGAGCGCCCCTGTCAAATAGGATAGGGCGATATCCGGGGTTCCGGCGTATAGTGCTCCTGCACTGAATCTGACACTGTCGTCTATTTCCCCCTGTGGTGTGAGTGACGTTTGTACCGTGGGGGCGTCGCCTGGAATGTCCTGGTCTAGGCGCATGTCGCGGTACCATTCGTCGGCGATTGCGGCGGCCGTGCTACCGTATTGGTCTACGAGGGCGGGCATGATTTCGAGCAGAAGGTCGCGGGCTTGTTCGGGGCGTTGTTTGGCGGCGTGCGACCAGAGCGTGTGTAAATCGTTTTGGGCGAGTGTGGTGAGTGAGTCTATTGCTCGCCCGTACGCACCGATTTCCGTAACTGACAGCATGATAGTTATTAGTTTATTGGTGTTTTGGTGCCGCCGGGCAGTTTAATGTTGCGCTTAACCCTGTTACTTGTATTGGGCGGGTTATTGATGCCCAGGTTGCCGCCGCCATTGTTGTTGCCCACGTTGTTGGTGGCGTTATCGGCGCCACCATTTTCATCATTGTTGTTCGCGTCACCGTTTTCGGTGTTCTCGTCGTTTTCGTCCACATTCTCGTTGTTCGTGGCGGCGAGAGCGCGGTCGAGTAGAGATACCGCATTCTTTTTGCGGATTTCAGCATTAATGTCGGCGAGATCGTCCTCGGTGAGTCCGGCACGTCGCATGAGAGTCTGCGACTCCTGCAACGACGGGAAAGCACTAACCATTTTGACTGCGAAATCGGCGGCAGACGAGGGTGAGGAATAGCGGGCAGGAGTCCACTTCACGGACGTTTTCCACGACTCGGCAGGCGGCTCGTCAAGCTTGTCCCTGACCATAATAATGTTCTGCAGTGTGCGCCGCAACGGGGCCGCGAAAATACGCCACTGATATTCGGCTTCGTCCGCGAGCGCCGCCTCGGCCGCCTGCATCGCCTCAGCCGAGGAGGGGTTCTCCGCGAATACTCCGATGGCGGATTGCGGGAGGTTTGTGGCTGCGCACAAATTCTGCGCCAGCTGGCGGTACATTTCCAGGTGGGGGCTCATAGTCATTTGTGAGAATTGCCCAACACTGGGAATGTCCCCGTTCTCGTTCGGCTCCAAAACTTGGACGCGGGCCATGATTGCGGACCAGCGGTCCTGGCCGGCGAAATCTGCTCTTTCTGCGCCGAGCACGTAGCGCTGCGGTGAGGAGAAGAATTCGGCGGAGGTTTCCGTGCGGACCATTGTCCTCACCGCCGCGTCCGTGAGGTATCTTACTTCACGGGTGATTCGTGAATGCCCCAAAGGGCGGTTCAGCTGCGGGTCGTAGCAGAGTGCTTCAACGAAAATGCGGTTGGGCGTATCTCCTAGTTTTTCGGCCTGCCAGCCGCCACCGTTTTCGCGGGCGTCGAGTCGCCAAATAGCGGTGTGTGTGTACATGATGGCGCCTGTCGGCTGCCCGTACTTGTTGGTTTTATCGATTGTGAGGGCGGCTTCGATTATGCGACGCCTAGTGTCCCAGAGTGCTGCGGACCATTCCGCGTCACGGGCCTGCACGACGACAGGCGGTTCGCCGATGGTTTCGTCTCCTTGCGTCACGGTGAGCAGCGAAAAAGAATGCTTGTAAGCGGACGTGATTGCCTGCGCGAGATCAAGGTCATAGTTGTTTGCGGAGAGTATTTCGTTTGCTTCGAAGGCGTCGGGTGCGCCGTTCAGGGAGTAGCCTTCGAATACGTGCCTTCTGGCGAGCATGGCGACGACTTTCTGAGGCCATCCGAGTGCCGCTTTGGTGCGCGTCATTTGCGGCGGAATACTGATACCGAGGTCCTGGAAAGCGCGGTGGCCGTCGTAGTAGACGGAGAGCAGCTTGTTTTTATTTGAGTGCTGCTGCCATTTCTGCCACAGTTGCAGGAATGTTGTACGGTCGTTGTCGGGGAGCCCGGAAATGCGGGTCGGCGCGGGGGTAGCACTAACGAGTTGCCCGTCGTCAGGATAAATTTCAGTCATAGGAACAGTACTCCGCCGCCACGATCATTATTACTATTGGCGTTTTCGATTTTATCATAGGGCTTGTAGCGTGGTCTCCTTTTTGTTGTGCGGGCGGCCCACATTGCAAGAGTGCATGCTTCTAGGCCGGCTACGGTTGCCCCGGGCGGGGCTTGTAGTGCCCAGCCGCCCGATGTTCCGATTGGGCGTGGCGTCGCTGAGGCGGCCTCGGTGCGTAGTTGCATGTCGTCCAAGTGGGTGATTGTGTTTTCGCGTAGTGAGGCGTCTAGCATGCTGTAGGCGTCTACGATTTGCGTGATCGTGGGCGTGATGATGACTTGCGGGCGTACTCCGATAGCGCGTAATCTTTCGATTGTGTCACCGGCACCGTATTTTCCGTCTACGACGATTTGCGCCCACCTGTCTTTTGTGTCCGCAATGTAATCGATGATCCATTGCGTGCCTTCGTTCATGCGGCGTACGCCTTGGTGTGTGCAGAGTTCGACGTGTGTGGGCGTGTTAGTTTTGTGTCCTGCGCGGGCTAGGGCGCATGTTGATCCGTCGGGTGCGAACCTGATGGCGGCGCACCAGCGCATTCCTTGTGGCGTGTTTTCTGGCCGTATGGTGGCAGTGTTCCAGGCGACAGGGTCTATTGCGAGCCTGTCGTTGGCGCGGTCCCATATTCCGAGGCCTTCACGTCGGAATGATTCTTCTCCGAGTTGTCTGCGCATTCTTAGAATGGCGGATTCGGGTGTGCGGCGCGGGTATGATGGGTTGGCTTTTTCCCATTGTTTCCTGTCGTCGCTGTTGGCGTTGTAGTCGGCGGCGAGTTCGAGGTAGAGGCCGTCTTTTATTTCTCCCTGCAAGGCGAGGTTTCGGAATTCGCTGAATGCTTCGGACGGGTCTTTTGGTTTTGGTGGTGTCCCGATTTTGATGATGAGTGGGTCGGGTGCCGTGTTTGTGGCTGGGATCATGTCGTCTAGTGCGGCTGCGCCCAGGATTTGAGCTTCGTCGAAAAGGATCATGTCTACGCCGTGGAATCCGCGTCCGAATCCGCCTTCGCGGGCGCCAAAGAGAATGCGGGATCCGTTGTTGAACATGATGGCTTGCTGCCCGTTTGCTTGCCGTATTTTATTGACGTACGGGGCGATGTCGGGTATTTGGGCCATTCCTTTCATGTCGTTGAATGTTTCGTCGGCGGTGCGTGTTCGGTGTGCGGTCCAGAGGACGAAGTAGTTGGGGTAGAGGGTGGCGAGTGCGAATGTTAGGCCGCCGATTGTGTATGTTTTGCCGACCTGTCGTGGGATGGACGCTTGTATTCCGTCGATGCTGGCGGCGTAGTGGCCGTCTTTTCGTTTTGCGAGTATTGCTTTGAGCCAGTCTTGCTGCCATATGTCGAGGGGGTATTGCATTTCTGCGAGGCGGTGTTGGACTGGCGGCCAGGCTGTGTGTGTGATGTTTTCTGGGAGGATTAGGTGGGCGGCGATTTCGCTTAGGTGTTTTTCGCTCATTTTTAGATGCCGTCCCAGGTTTGTGTTTCGTTTGGAATGTCGGTGGTGTGTGTGTTGGTGTTTTTGTTTTGTGTGGTGGCGAGTTGGTCTGTGATTTGTATGAGTTGTGCGGTGAGTTTTGTGAGTGCTGTGTCGCCGGTTCTTGGGTCGTCTATGACGGTGGCGATTTTGTGTGCGAGTGCTTGGCGTATGAGTGTTGGGTTGTTTGTGTTTGTGGCGTCGGTGATTGGTGTGGGGCTGTTGGGTTCGTATATGGTGATTGTGGTGTTTGTGTGGGTTGTCATGTTTTCTATTATATGCTGTGGTGTGTGTCATGTTTGATGGTAGTTTTCCACAGGGTTATCCACAGGGTAGGAAGTTTTCCACAGGGTTTTCCACAGGTTGGGGAGTTTTCCACATGACGACGGTCACATTGTGATCCGGGTTACTGGAGTTATCCACAGGGTTTTCCACAAGCAGGGAGGGATCCCCGAAGGTCTGCCCATCCCTCCCTGCTTGTGGAAAACCCTGTGGATAACTCCAGTAACCCGGATCACAATGTGACCGTCGTCATGTGGAAAACTCCCCAAC